TAAACCCCATGAGGTTGTAATATATAATACAAGACCCCACGAGGTTGCACTAGACACCACGAGCCCTGGTCACTATGCTATCAACTCTATAGGGCTGTAAAAAATAGACAAAAAAATAGAGGACACCTATGCTAGCGTGTCCCCTGTTAAGATTATTTGTTCTGTGATTTTAATTCTCTTTGTTTACGTCTGTACTCTTCATAATCTTGTCTTTTTCGACATTCAAGACATTTAGTATTTGCTGATGACCGTTTATATTTTCTATAATCTGGAAGAACGTATTTTTTCATCTGTTTATTCTCCGTGATCTTAGTTGTGCCTTCTTTAATTTCTTCTTACGAATCCATTCTGGACGCGTCATCTTTTTTATCTTTACTATTTTTTCTTCGTCCGATTTGTGATGATGTTGTTTTGATCCTTTTTCCAAATTTATATACGGCATTTTCTAGTTCCTTTATTAAGAGAAAAAAATATTGATCTTATTAAAATGAATATAGGGAGTACTTGATCAGATTAGATTAATGTTATTTGATTTGTAACGTGATCTTGTTCAATTCAAAATCCTCACCAAATTCGTGACATAATGTTTCTATCTGTTTGTTTCCAGTATCTATGTCAACGTCTTTGGATATCAGTACTGATCGAAAAATCTGATTAATTTCTTTCTCAAATTTTTCTGACAGAGATTTTTGAGAATCTCTCTGTTTCTTTTCTGTCAAAGGACGAATTTTTGTTACGTCTACTACTGGCAAATCTTTTGACAAATCGTTTTGATTTTTTATCAAAGATTTTGTGTAAAATGTTTTCGTCTTTACGACAGAATTAGTACCTGGGACAATATGTGCAGTACCTGCTTTTGACATTCTAGCACATTCCGCAATTTCGCGTCTAATCTCTTTTTCCGCTAAAAGCAAAATTTGTGTTCGTGTTAATTCAGACAGATTAGATAATCGTACGCGATGTTGCGTTTTTTGATCGTTTGTTTTCCCCATTGTGAATTTGTGTATCTTTTCATTCTCAATAAAGAATTTTTCAACAACATCTTTTTGTGTATTTGCCAATTTTTTTGGCATGATAAATCTCCCAATGATATTGTCAAGTACTCCCCATATTCGATTTTCAAAGATCTGTGTGACATGTATAAATAACGCTATAAACATTAATCTTGTCAACAATTAATTTCACATAGTACCCAGCGATTTTCGCCAGTACAACAAACGTCTGTTAGCTATGCCAAACACATGTTTAGCGCAGCAAGAACAGATGTTAGCTATACCATACACATATGGCCCTATATCGAAATGGCATCCCCCCGACATGCGGGCCACGTATAAAAAAGCACCTCCGAAATTCCCACCTATTTTTCAAAAGCTATGAGTGGATATAATGGATCTTTTTCGGGCCTGAGGAAATGTTTTGACAACTGCCGTTTTACCTGCTATTATTATAATATGTATAATCAGAATAACAGGGTTGGCGGAATCAGGACTTTATGGAAAGCTCATGCTGATGTTAGATCAGGGGTTGTTAGTGAGCTTCTCGGAACAGAGACATCTAAGGCTATAGCCGAGACAGCGGATGAACTGGGCCGGAGGGAGGGACAGATTGAGTTACGCCCAACATCCAGCCCTGCACGTAGCTTAGACTGTAAACTTCCCTCCGTACCCTAAAGGTTAAAAATATGCCAGCAGGTAGACAAGGTAGACGTAGAGAGATAGATAGTTCAGTTATTATAAATGCTCTTACGGGAACAAGGACATTAGAGCAAGCAGCTGGAGTTATTGGGTGTAGCGCTCCTGCGATTAGTGCAAGAGCAAAGCAAGATGTAGAAGTCAAGACAGCAGTCCGTGAACAGGAACGCACTCGAGAAACAGAAATTGCAGAAGCCATTATAGACTGCAAGGGCATATTGTCCAAAGTCGCTAGTCGCGTTGGCCTCGGTAGCGGAGCTGCTGTTCGTCATCATATTGCAAGGAATCCGAGACTCCGTGACCTCTTTAATGAGGCAAGAGAAAAGGTAGTAGACACGGCTGAAGACAATGTGTTTGAAGCTGTTGAAGAGGGTAATCTTGCGTATAGTTGGAAGGTCTTGCAGACGCTTGGTAAAGACAGAGGTTACACAGAACGAAAAGAGATTGAAAGTCAGCAAGTACACTCTATAGATGAAGCAAGCACAGATCAACTAATAGCAGCTCTTAATCAAGCTGCATCACGGCCAGAGGCCATAGAAGCTGAATTTAGTGAAATTAGTCCAGAAAGTCAAAAACTAGTTATGGAAGCACTAACAGAGGCGGCTCCGCCAGAAAGCACTGTTGATAATGAGTGAACCTTTAGGGGAGAAGGTTGATCTTACTGTCAAGGATGCTGCGGTAGAACTTGCACGTAGACAGGCCGCGAAGAAATCGCTAATAGACTACTGTAAGTTTATGGATCCCAGTTATGAGCCGTTCGATATACATCGACTAATAGCTCGTAAACTTGAGGATGTGGAGGCTGGTAGATTAAGGCGTCTTGCTATATTTGTGCCACCGGCCATTGGCAAGTCCCGCCTCTCTAGTGAGTTTTTTCCTAGTTGGTTTTTCGGTAGGAATCCCACGCACGAGTTCATCGAGACTTCTTATGATGAAGCTCTTGCAAAGAGTTTTGGTAGGAATGTAAGGAACTTTTTACAGCATCCTAAATATGCTTTACTCTTTCCAGAAGTTGCATTAGCCAGTGATGCTACGGCTATGGCAGAATGGAAAACTAATCAGGGTGGTGAATATAAAGCAGAAGGTGTAGGCGGTGGACTTATAGGATTTCACGGTCACATTGCTGTAATTGATGACCCTTTTAAGAGTTACGAAAGTGCACTCAGTGATAACCAAAGAAGGATGGTTTGGGACTGGTATGCAGGTGTTCTTTTAAATCGTCTACGTTCTTACAAGGATGGGCCTGGAAGTGTTATCTTAATAATGCAACGTTGGCATGACGATGATTTAGGTGGTAGAATAGAGAAGCTTCACGAGGAAAGTGAAGAAGAATGGGACATTGTTAAGGTTCCGTCTTTAGCGGAAGCAGATGATCCTCTTGGTCGTGAAGAAGGTACACCACTTCTTCCTGAGGGTCCGAATAGAAGAACAAAAGATGAGCTAGAGCAGTTACGTAAAAGGAATCCTAATATCTTTATGGCCGTACATCAGCAAAAGCCATTTTCAGATGAAGGGGATTTATTTAAACCACAAGACTTGCGTCTTTATAATAGAAGTGAATTGCCAGAGAATATAACGCTTTATGGAACAAGTGACTTTGCTCTAACAGAAGGTAGTGGTGATTACACAGTTCATATGATTTTTGGTGTGTGTTCAGAAGGTCACCTTTGGATTATTGATTTGTGGCGTAAGCAAGTAGACATTCTTGGTGGTGTTTCTAGTTGCATTGAGCTAATGCTTGAGTATGAACCTTTACAGTGGTTCTTTGAAAAAGTACATATGCAAAAAGCTATAGGCCCAATTCTTACAAAAGCACGTAAGGAAGCAGGAGCTTGGACATCATGTGTAGATGTGTCAGTTATTGGAAAGGGTCGTAAGGATTCTCCACAGCGTGCAGGTTCTATTGCTGGAGCTATGCAGATGGGTTACGTTCACGCACCCTCAGCCGCTCCCTGGCTTGCAGACTTTCAGTATGAGTTAACAAAGTTTCCTAACGGTAAGAATGATGACCAAGTAGATGCCTTTGCTCTTATAGGTATGAAGCTAGATGATCTGCTTATAGCTAAAGGCTTAGATCCTGTAGATGAAAGTGGGTTTAAGTTAGAAGTTCAAGGTTTAACATTTGATGATTACCGTGAAATGAATACAGATAGAAGGCGTGGACGATCATGGCATAGAGGGGCTGTAGTACTTCCTTTCCCCGAAAAGAGTCCTCTTGATGAAGATTGGGACTCAGAACAGGCGATAAATGTATCCTGATACAGAAGAAGAAAGAGTGGCATATTGGCAAAATCAAATTGCCTATAGCCAGCAAAAAGCTAAGCCTTTATTTGAGGCTTGTGAAGTTTTACAAAAACAATATTATAATGAAGCATCTACAGATCGTGAAGCGACTGAAGGTGATGACTATGATGAAGATCACATTAGAAGAACTAAAAGCGGACTTATATTTGGTTGGATTGATCAGTCTATTGCTAATATGCTTGATCGTGCTCCAGTCTTTAAGGTTCATCCACAGAATAGGAATGCAGCTGAAAGATTGGACGATAAAGATCCTCAAAGTTTAAGTTACTCACAAGCAGTAGAAAAAGTAGTAAATTATCGGTACAGAGAGACTAATCAGTTAAGAGTAGATGAACGGATAGTTCTGGACGCTTTTCTTAATCCTTACGGTGTTGCTAAGTTAGGCTATACGTTAGATACTGACGAACTTAAAAATGAATTAGTTTTAGAGTTAGAGGGGGCATTAGAGGCGGATGAAGATCCAGAAGAAGAAAATACTTTATTGGCTATTGGGCAACCATTACGAGTGGAAACCAATAACGATCATCAGTTTCATCTCGAAAGCCACAAAGCGTTACGTTCGGAAATTAAAGCACAATTTAAAATAGCTAAAACACCTAAGTCAGATCGTGCTCCTATTTTAGAGGCTATTAGTAATCACATTAAATTGCATGAGCAGTACTTAAATAGATCAGAGCCAAGTGCAAATACTAATGTACGTAGAGGCGCTCCATATGCAGTAAGGTGGAGACCTGACATGTTCTTAACTGATCCATTTTCAGAAGAAGGTCCTAATGACGCAAGATGGGTTGCCTTTGGTTGGGAACTTCCGTTAGCAGAAGTACAGGCTAATCCAGGTTATAAAAACACTGCAGACATAGAACCAAGTAGGTATGCAGATGCTCCTCAGTATGATGAGGGAGAAGAAGTAGAAGATGGTTTTGATGTAGTTCGTGGTTGGGAAATATGGGCAAGAAACTTTCCTGTAGCTCCCGGGAAGTTTAGAAATCTTCTTATAACTATTGTAGAAGGTTCAGATGTTTTTATACAAGAGGAAGAAGAGTGGCCATATGATAGGATGGATAACTATCCTGTAGAAGTTGTATCTTATCATACAGGAATGAACAGTTGGTATCATCTTCCTACATTGCTTCTTGGTGGAGGCGATACAGTCCAAGCTCTTATAAATGAGATCTTAGATTCGTTCTTGTCTACTATAAGAAAGCAAAAGAACGTCTGGCTTGTTGATCCGAAATTAGGGATCAACAAAACTGTAATAGCGGATATGTTAGATGCACCTGATGGTAGTGTTATAGAAGTGCCGGGTCTTGGTGAACGTGGAGCTAGTAATGCTATTTTAGCTTTGCCTTTCCAGCAAGTGCCTAACGAGAAGAATGAAATGATGGCACTTTTACAACAGATGTTTGATAGGTCTGTAGGAACGCCACAACCAGTTGCTATGCCACGAGTAGATACAGCAACAGAAGCTAGTATAATGGAAAGACGTAATACTAGTCGTGAGAATAGGCGTAGTGCGTTGCTAACAGAATTTCAAGTCCGCAAAGCACGTAAGATGTTGCAGATGGATTTACAATATTTGCCAGATCAACTTTTCTTTATTGATCGTAGTGCAGCTAGTTTTGTTGAGATAACGCCCGAAATGGCTAGAGGTGAATACTGGACAACAATGGATGTTACAAGTCATGCTTCAGCAATAAACGTAGAACGTAAGCAATTAATGGACTTGTTAAACTTATTTACGGGTATGACACCGTTGATGGTTGAGTCGTTTGGACTTCCTCCGAATATACCTGAACTTGCTAGACGTATACTTGTTCGTGGTTTTAATGAAGAGACAGTTGAAGAACTGCTCCCAATGTTGGAGTACTCAAGTAACATGTTGCGTAATCAAGGATTGCAAAAAGCAGCTGAAATGGAACAACAACAAGGACAACAGCCACAAACGCAACAAGGCACAGCACCACAATTTGAAGCT